AGAAAATGCGCAAACCAACTAAATTTAAATCAGGATGCTATAATTGGCAAATATACTGGAGTCAGGAGGAAGCCGAAGAAATGTATGGTAAGACGGATTCGCATAACAAAGTAGTAACAATATACAAATGTAAGAATAAAGAGATTACCAGGGAAACACTACTACATGAACTACTACACGTGGTAATGGAAGATAAGGCAGAAGCAGTATTTAATTTTGACCCTGATAAAAAAGAGTATGACAAAGAGGAAAATCTTATAAGATTAATATCCCCAGTACTAATGCAACTAATTAATGATAACCCTGAACTATGGGAGTACCTAAGTGAGCGAAGTTAAGTCAAAATATGACCTAAGTACTGCAAAATCCATGTTTATGGACTTCAAACCGCTAAAAGAAATAGCTAAGGTACTAAATATTAAGTATAGAACACTGGTATATCATAAAAATAAGTGGGAAGAGGAAAGGAATCTAGTACGTAAAGAAATATTGCGAGATTTGGCTGACAACAAGAGAGCAATCTTAGTAAATCTTACATCAAACTCGCTTGATTGCGTAGATAGGGCTATAGAAGACCTAAAGAAAAGAGACAAACCACCGTCAATACATGAAGCTAGGTTGCTAACTAACATTGTGTCTGAGATTGATCGTATAATCAGATTAGATGATGGAGAACCAACTGATATAATTAGCGAACACAAGCCGTCTACAGTAATAGAGCTGAAGGCAAAATTAAAAAATGACCCATTCTATATAGAGGATGCGTCTTACAGGGAGATTACAGATGAAACTACTACTAGCACTAATGCTTCTGATTCCGACACTAGCTCTGAGTCAGATAACACTAACAGAGAATAACCATGTTGTATTCAAGGGGGTTGTAAATGCTCAAAGCGTTGCTAAAGCTTCAAGAGATCTGCTCAAACTCAGTTTCAAAACTAAGCCAGGGGACACGATATATCTTGTTCTTGATAGTCCTGGTGGTTCTGTCTACCATGGGCTCAATTTTGTTCAGCTCTTTGCTACGATACCTCGGAATGTTTCGTGCATAGCTAAAAAAGCTCATTCTATGGCACATCATTTTCTTCAAGCCTGTCCAGGTAAGAGATATGGTGTAGCTAACATGATGTCTATGGCGCATAGGGCAGCCGGAGGATTTAGAGGCACATTTAATAAAGGTGATGTAGAAAAGCAGTTAGAGCTGTGGACAAGTATTGTACAATCTATGGAAAAAGTTAATGCTAAACGTATGGGACTTAGTTTAGAGAAGTATCAATCGTATGCAAAAGATGAATACTGGTGTCATGGATATGATTGTGTAAAGAAAAATTTTGTAGACTCGATTGAAACGGTAGGATGTAGTGAAAAATTAGTTAATAAAGAAACTAGTAGAAAAGTAAATACATTTTTTGGTAGTTATAAAATATATGAGTCTAAATGTCCTTTTATAGGTATGACAAGATACGAAAAGATACCTAGAAGACGATGAGTTTAATAGATCTAAAACCGAGTGATGCCCTATACCTGCAAATTATAGAAGATTTACATAAGTATTGGGCTCCTCATACAGGACAAGTAAAAGTAGGCATGCCTCTTATTAAAGGAGAGGTGGGTACCGTGTTTATTCAGTGTGGACGTAAGTGGGGTAAGACGGATTTTGCTGTGTACATGTTATGGAGACATGCTTTATTACATCCTGGCTCTACTTGCTACTATATAACTCCAGAACTAGCCCACGGTAGAGAACTTGTGTGGCATAATGGTCGTTTAAGTCAATTTGGTAGGGAAAAAGATGATAAAGGACGTTTTTTACCTGGAGGAGCAGAACCTTTAAAAAAATATATAAAAAGTGTGGCTAATACTGATTCACGTTTAACATTTAAAAATAATAGTACTATAAAAATAGTAGGCTCAGAGAACTGGGCTGCTGCCAACGGACTTACACCTGATTTTGTCGTATATGACGAATTTAAAGTATTTCATCGTATGTTTCATACTGAGATGAACCCAAACCGTATTGTTCGTAAAGCACCTTTAATAATAATTGGTACACCGCCTAAGCCAGGCGATCGTAATCAAGAACAATATATGGAGTTTGCTGATGAATGTCTTAGTAGAAAAGACTGTGCACACATTATCGCCTCATCTTATGATAATCCACACATGCCTAAAGAGGAGATCGACAGGGAAATTGAAAAGCTCAGGTTACGTGGTGAAAATGATGTTATCAAACGAGAGTATTTTGGCGAAATCTCTCTCGGAGGACGGAACGCTATTTTCCCCATGTTTGATGCTAAAAAGTTACGAAAATTTAAAGGAGTAATGGATGATATTTCAAAGGATCTTAAGAAGCTTGATTGGTATTGCATTACTGATCCTGGCTCCACTACTTGTTTTGCCGTTCTTTTTGCTGCTATTAATCCTTTTACTAAACAGGTGTATATTCTTGATGAGATTTACGAGACTGATCAATCTAATACAACAATTCGCCAGATATATCCTAGGATCAAGGCTAAGATGAAAGAATTAAATCCTTACATAGATGTAGAAGATTGGTGTAAAGTATATGATGAAGCAGCAGCTTGGTTTTCTACAGAGTTAATGGGTCAATTTGGAGACTATTTTATGCCTACAGCTAAACATCTACATAAAAAAGAACATGGACTGTCTTTATGTAAAGATCAAATGATATATGATACTGTAATTATGACAGATCGTATGCAAAAGTTAAAATGGGAATCACAAAACTATGTAAGAACAGATAAAGGCGACATACCTAAAAAAAATGACCATTTAATAGATTGTTGGAGATATTTAAACGCAGCAGCTAATTATGATATGAATGAAATTATAGAAAAAAAACAAAATAAAAATAATGATAGAGGTTGGCGTAGACATAAAGACGATGTTAACGATTTAGCAAAAGAAATAGATTGGACTTGGAACATGATTCCTTGGGAGGACTAACGTATGGATATTACTCAAATTTCACTAATTTTTTCACTTTTATCTTGCATTTTAAGCATGATTCTGTTACCTTTTACTCTGTATGCTCTAATTTTGGTAAAAAGTTTGGAAAAACAAACACATACCGTACAATTTATGCCAGCCGAAGAAGCTCTCAATAATGAGAAATTTGCTGATGCTGATGAAGTATTTGAAGATATAAATCAAGAGCAACAAGACGAAAATGAAGAGTATTTCCAAATGGTATAGGAGCATAGATGAGTTATTTTGATGAGTTAGGCGATGATAGACCAGATAAGTTAAATGTCAAGCCTTTTCATGCCATAGAAAAAAATGACGAAAAAGAAGTTCTAAAATGGTGTACAAAAGTAGTACAAAATCTAGAAAAACAAGCATTATCTAGAAATGCTAAATGTAGAAAAAATTTAGAGACATATAGAGGATCTGTTACCCATGCCAAACGTACAGATGTTAGACGATCAGAGCGTCAATTTTTAAACAGAGTAAACAAGTTTGTAGTTAATCATCTTCATGATATGACTGAAACACGTATATCTCAATTATCTAGACTAAAGCCTGCTGTAAACGTATTACCCACAAATGATGAGTATGAAGATAGAAATGCAGCAAAAGCTGTAAAATATCTAATGGATCATTTATGGTACAGTAACAATGTAGATGAATTAAGACAAAAAATGCTGCGAAATGCTTTTGTATTTGGTGAGTCTTTTTGTTTTGTTACATGGAATAAAGACAAAGGTGATCTGCACCCTATGTACGTAAAAGCCAAAGATATGGGAATACCTTTAGACTTTTTAGATGAAGAAGGTAATCAAGTATTTGATAGCGATGGCAAAGCTATGAAAATAGATCCTAAAAAACCAGTATATGTCGGAGATGTGAATTACGAAATAGAAGTACCTTGGCGTGTATACATGCAAAGACAAAAACAATTTGATAAAGTAGAGTATGCTTTTAGAGTTAGGGTAGAGTCTACAGAAACACTAAAAAAAGAATATCCTGAAAAAGCAGATAGATTAAAAAGAACAGAAAACGTAAAATCTTTTGATTCAGATGATTTAACAGAACATTTTTTAGAAGAAGAATCAGTATATTACGAGTTTTACCATAAAAAAACTAAATATTGTCCTGAAGGTTACTACGTTAAATTTACAAAAGACTGTATATTAGAAATGGACATACTACCATTCAGTCATGGTAACTTACCTTTTGTACGTATGACTGACATGGATGTGCCTGAGCAATTAAATGGCATATCTCAATATGAAATGGTAAGACCTATACAAACTATGCACGATAATTTATCTACATTATTAGCTAAAAATATTTACCTTATGGGACATGCTAAATGGGTCATGCCTAGAGGAGCTTGTAAAATAGAATCATTGGGTAACGATAATACTATTGTTCAATATCAAGGTCCAGTACCTCCTCAGATGTTACAAACAATGCCAAATCCTCCTGAAGCATACAGTTTTAGAGATCAGTTACGTAATGAAATGGGTCAAATATATGGTGTACAAGGAGTATCTAGAGGACAACCACCAAAAGGTATTACTGCAGCCGTAGCCTTACAATTTTTAAATGAGCAAGAGCAAGAACGTAATAGTACAACAGTTATTAAACATAATGATATGATTAAAGATCTTGCAAAAATGACTATTGCTGTATGTGGAGATTACTATGACCCTGAAGATGGTCGTATGGTACGCATAGTCGGTAAAAATAATAAATATGCTATACGTCATTTTGATACAGCTAATTTACACAAAAATTATGATGTTAGGCTAGAACTTGGATCAGGCTTACCAGAAAGTAAAGCTGGTAAAGTACAACGTATTATTGAAATAATGCAAATGAAACCTAATTTACTATCAGATGAAAGATGGATGGATTTACTAGAGTTAGGAGATACTGATAAAATGAATAGTTTATTAACAGTATCTATAAGAGCCGCAGAATCAGAAACAGAAGATATTATGGCAGGAAGACCTGTAGGAGATCCAGAAGACTTTGAAGACCATATAGCACATTGGAAAGTACATACTAAAGCTATGCAAGAGCGTACATTTAAAGAAGAGTGTCCTCCTGAGTATAGAGAAGAAATGATGCAGCATGTAGCTATTCATGAGTTTCTTATGATAGAAAGAGCAAAAGTAAATCCTGGCTTTGAAGCTAAATTATCAGAGCTACCTAATTTTCCAATTTTTCCAAATGGATTTACACCAAGATCTTTAGAGCAACAACGAATAGTTGTACAAGGACAAGCAAACCAAGGTTTACCTATATCAGGACAAATACCTGGTGAAGATAAATCAGAAATAGAAGAAAAGGGAGAAAACTAAATGAGTGATGAGGCAGTAAACACAACACAAGAAGTAAATCAAGAAGTAGATTTAGCACCTGAAGCACATGAAGATGCAGGAGCTTTATCTTTTGATGAGCTAGATTCATTAACAGATGGGAGAGATGAAGAAAAGGTATTAAGTGAAGCTAAAGAAAAGATTAAGGCAGAAGAGAACAAATCAGAACCTAAAGAAAAAAGTAGCGGAGAAGAGGTCGAAGCTAAATCTGAAAAGGCTGAAGAGGCGATTGAAGAAATTAAAAAACTCATCGCTAAACACGGAGACAAAGAGCTTGAAATTGAAGCTAATGCAATATTTAAGCACAAAGTAGATGGAGAAGAAGTAGATGTAGAACTACAAGAATTATTAAATAATTATAGTGGTAAAATGTCGTATGACAAAAAGTTTCAAGAATTTTCTAATGAAAGAAAAGACTTTACAGACTATAAAAGTGATTACGATGCTCAAATAGAGCAAATTAATGGATACATTAATAATTTTGCTAATAAAATACAACAAAAAGATGCTCTTGGAGCTTTAGAGTATTTTGCTGAGTTTGCTGGTATGAAGCCTCACGATTTTCGGAGGGAACTTTTAAACCAAATTACACCAGAAATACAAAGACGAAGTCA